TCGCGGAGCTGCTTGGCTGCGCGGGGCGACATCCCGCGTCGCTGCGCCCTCGCCGCCGACCCCTGTGTGTCGGTGGTCGTCAGGAAACGCAGCAGATAGTCGATCTCGGTGATGAGAGCGACGTTCGCTTCCTCGTCCTTCTCGTCGAACGCCTCGGACATGGCCGTGGCGCGACGCTCCAGCAACACCGGACGGACGTGCTCCTGCCAGCCGGGGGGCGTCAGGAGGGTCGCAAGCCGGACGATATGATCCGTCGAGTCCTCGTCATCCCGTCGCTCGATCAGGGTCGGCTTGTCGGGAATCGACATGACGCCCCGTGTCAGGAGTTGCAGGATCTCGGGCAGAGCCTTTGCCTGTAGCCGGATAGCCGAGCGGTCGAAGCTCGCCTTGCCGGCGTAGTCGGCCTCCAGAGACTTCTTGCGTCGGGAGAAGTACGCCGCGATGGCGTCCTCCCACGTCTCGCGGCCCTCGGCCGCGACGACGCGGGAGTCGTCCTCAACGAGCTGGAGGTGCTTGAGCTTCACTTGCCCTGCCAAGCCTTCATCGCGGCCTCGGCCGCCGCTTTCGCCTCACCCATTGTCCGCTCGATGTCCCGCTCAAGAGACGTCGGCTTGGGGTCGGTGCGATAGGAGGCGAAAAGCGCCGCCGCAAAGCGAACGAAGTATTCCTCCCCGCTCATCGCCCGGTTTCCCGACCCTTGAGCCCCACGGCAAGCTCCTGCGACGGTGGGCGCTCCAGATGCCCCTGCTTCCGGTTCTGAACGACCTTTGGCTGCGCCATGAACGACTTGCCAGCGATGCCGTACGCGCACTCCTTGTGCGTGCTGCGCTTCATCCCACTATAAGGCTTCACGATTCCCCCTATACGCCTAAACCGGGCCTACCGCAAGAGTTGTGCCGAAGTGTGGCACGCTACTTGCCGGCCGGTTCCCGACGGGAGAGATCCCTCTCTCGCGCCGCCAACTCGTGCTTCGTGCCCTGCTCGTCGATCCGGTTCAGCAGCGCAGCCGTGATCTTCAGGTTCTCACTTGTCTGCTGTATCTGGGACGTGATGATCCGGTCCTGCGCCTTCAAGTCCTCCAGCGTGTCACGCTGCTCCGTGTCCACGCCGGACTGGAAGTAGACCACCGCCACCATCGCGGCGGCGAGGATCACCGGGCTCAGAAGCCCCTTCTGCGCCAAGAAATCAAAGGCTTCCTTCAGCATCACCGACTCCATAGCTCGATCTCGGCCGCGCGACGGCGCACCAGCCCCGGTAGATCGACAGGTTTTCTGGTAAGTGGGTGCCGCCCCCTTGTCCAACGCCGAAGCTCGGACGGTACGGCGTCGTAATTCCCTTCGTTGAGGCGCCTGCGCAGCGTGCTCGACGCGAACGCGCCGGATCCCACGTTGAACACGAAGGACGTCAGCGCGCCGCGCTGGTTCTCGTTCAGCGTGGCCGAGATCAGGCGGTCAACGTGCGCCGCCGCGTCGGTGATATCAACCGCCAGCATCACCTCGGCCTCGGCTTCGGTGATCGCGTCGCCCTCGGATACGCCCCGCGTATGCCCGTAGCCGATGGTCCACTTCCCGGCCGCGCAGCGATACGCCTCCAGCCGCAGCCCCTCGTACTGCTTCACGAGGTCCACCGTGGCGTCATTCACGGGCGCTGTCATCGTCCGGCCCACCAGACGACGTATGCAAGCCCAAAGGCGAGCACACAGCCCCAGAGCGCAGCCTCAACCATCATCGCACCGTGAAGGTCAGCGTCGAACACGCTTGGTTGCTGGCCTGACGTAGCTCTACCGCGATCACGTAACGGCCAGTCGTACGTTGCATCACCGCACCCGGCTGCGCGCCACGCGATGGCTCCGAGGCGGCCCCGGTCGGGCTGTACATCTGGAGCCAATAGTCGGCGCACGAGGCGTTGCCGTGGTTCTGGGACTGGAGCTCGATGAACGGCGGCGGATCTTGCGCGCTCGGGTCGGTGGTGTGGCAGATGAGCGTCGGCTCGGTTGCACCCACATCGAACACGATGGTCCGGCTGGTGCGCAGCTCGTAGTCGCACGTCTTGCCGAATGTGTGCGTGGGCGGCACGACGGTGGGCGCCGGTGTTGGCTTCGGTGGGTAGAGCCTCTCGCAGCGCCGGATGCATTTCTGGAGCGGGGTGCGCCCTCCCTCGGGGAAGAGCGAAAGGTCGGTCGCATACGCCGCCCCGCAGAGGAGCAACGCACCCATCATCGCGATCAGATGCTTCATGACACTCTCTCCAGCGTAATGAAGGACGAAAGTTCAATCGTCGTCGTTCCGGCAGTGTTGGTGGCGCCCATCACCGCGAGGGTTCCGGCGGACGTGCCGTTCTTGATGTAGCCGTTGACGTGGCACGCGAGATTACTCAGTGGGCCAGCCGAGTCAGACGACACCAGCTTCGTCGCGTCGGCGCTGTGGAACTCCCACGCACTTGTTGCCGACGCACCAGCGGCGGGGTCCGTGATCTGGCACGTCGTGGTCACGGCAATGGTCGAGCTGAACGATGACGACAGATCGAAACCCAGCGCGAGGTCGGCCCCGGCAGCACTGGTAGTGTAGATGATGCGCCCGGTGATGAGGTAGTGGCCGGACGTGGCCATGTTGAAGGACGACAGGTCGGTGATGTTGGAGAGCGTCGTGGAACTCAGAGCCTGTGTCGCCGACATCCGCTTGGTCTGCCGCGAGTCGTTGCCGGAGCAGTTGACCTTGTTCCAGTTGGAGTTCGTGTTGTCCCAGATGACGGTCAGCGTGTCGCCCGGCTTCAGCACGCAGTCGATGCCGAGTACCGTGTTGGCGTTGTCGAGCACGGTGATGTTGTCGGTCGTGTCGGTGTTCATGATCGTGAACATCTGACCGTCCGCCACGCCGTCGTTGATTGCCGTTGTCGTGCTCGATGAGCGGGCGGCAGTCGCTTCCACGCGCTGCAAGGTTTCAGACGCGGTAAGGGTGAACGCGGCGCCGACCGTGGTCGTGATCGGCACGTAAACGGTCGTGTCCGCGTTGCGGAGGCCGATGTTGGTGGTGCCGTTCGACAGCGCCGCGATGTCCACGCCGTAGTTGTTCGTCACCGTCTCGGTGCCGCCCGCGGCGGCCTTGATTATATCTGCAATGTGCACGCCATAGCGGTTCGCGATTGTCGTGGTGCCGCTAGCGACTGCACTGATGGTCGGCGCACTCCTGAAGCCAATCACGTCCTGCCAGTTGAACGTCCCGGTGGAGGTATTCTTGACTGTGGGGATGTGCTGAAGGCCGATCTCTGCTTCGCCCACCGAGGGCGCGGCTGTGCCGGTCGTCGTGTACTGAAGTATATTGGCGTCGCGAAGTGTCCAGACTGATTCCGGGGCCACCGTCGAAACGCTCGACGTGGAGGTAATGGTACTATTCACCGCGTAGGTGATTTGACTCGGCGCGAAGGAGGCAGAATTTACTTGAACCGTCGCCTCGGCAGACAATCCCGTTGCGAGATTGAACCCAGACGACGCACTGCCGAGGCTCATTGTCGGATTCCAGCGAAAACCAAGCCAATTCAGCCCAGACCCGGTAAACGTCGCAGATGGGCTATACGAGATCCCGGACCGGTCTGCCGTGACGGCAGTCGTGGTCGTGTCCGCTGTGGCAGTGCCATAGATATCAACGACCGGCGTGGCGAGGTTGATCTTGCCCGTGGTCAAGTCGTCGTCGTTGGCGCGCAGGGTCAGGGCTTGCCCGGTGGCACCGCTGCCGTAAATCGTTCCGGTTCCGGCGAGCGACAGGATGGTGTCGTTGCCAGTACCAGCACGCCCCGCTTTCAGTGTGTACTGGTTGTGGTCGTCGTCGGAGAGCCCCGCGAGGTTGCCGTGGTCGGGCTGCGCCCACGTCGTCGTACCGCTGCCGTTGGTCTGGAGGAAGTAGTTGTTCGTCCCGCCAGTTGTCGGCAGGGTCAGGGTCCAGTTGGCAGGCGGGTCGGCAGCAGCCACACTGGTAGAAAACGACGTTCCCTCGAATGTTAACGCCCCTAAGCCGTGGATTGTCAGGCGCGGCGTTCCGGTCGCATTACGCATCGTGACAACGGGATCAACGGTCCCCCCAGATCGCTCCCCGAATTTGAAGTATGTGTCCGTTGAACCTTCTGCGTAATCGTTAATAAAGCTAACGATATCGTCGTAGAAGTTAATACGATTCTCGGCCCCGCTGGTTGTCGGAAAGGACAGGGTGCCACCAGTACCGGAAGCCGAAAAGCAGTCCGTACCGGAGCAATCACCCACCAACGATACGCCATCCGTGCAGTACCACGCACCATTCAGACGACGCGCAATGCTACCCGTCCCTCCACTCGTACATTGCCCGTTCCCATTCGTCGTCGGCTGGCAATCTGTGCAGTAGTGGAGCGTGCCATTAAGTATGTCGCTGGACAGCGCCGAGAACGTGACGCCCGCAATTTTCAGCCCGTTGGGAGCATTGCTCGTAACTGCCCCGCCGAGAGCAGTAATCACACCCTTGGTCGTCGCATCCCCGCCACTCTGGATCATCCCGCCGACGAACAACGTGCCGGTAGCTGTAGACACAGCATTGATACATTCCCCGGTACTGTCACACTTCAGGTCAGCAAACGTGTTATTCTTGGCACTAGCGCCAAGAAGTGCCGCGTAGTCCGTAGACGCCGAGTTGTTCATCTCGACGTTGGTGAAAAGGTTTCCGTCACCACCCTCGGTATCGCCAGTGCAGAGTCCCGTACCGGTTCCGGTTCCGGCCCCCGTACAGCACGAATATGGATCGCCAGAGCCGACGCAGAAATCAGCCGCGGTGAGCGGCGTCATGGCCACGCAAGCGTCCGGTGAGGCAGTCCCGCAGTACAATCTCGTAATCTCGTTGGAGTTGTAGAACCCGCTGCCGACGAGGTTGTACCGGAGCGGCGATCCGGCGAACGACAGGGCGTTAAGCTGCTGGTGGTAGTTACCGTTTGTTGAATGAAACACGAGGCCAAACGCTGTCGGATTCGCCGCCGAGAGCGTCAGGAATCCTCGGTCCCATGTCGAATAATTGGCTCGCTCTGCAAGCAGCATCCCCTTGGCCGAGGCGCCAATCGTGAGGGACACATCCTCAAAACTGAAATAGTCCTGCTCCAGCACCCACCCCCAGCCCGAGCCAGAATAGCTGAACGTGGTTGGCCCGCCCCGGACTCGAATGGTTGAAGCCCCAGCCGGGGGGTTGATCGTTCCCGTGTGCGCGCACGTTCCGGCGGGAAATGCGACCCAGGCCCCCGTCGTATTGGATGCCGCAATAGCCGTCTCAATTGCGAGCGTGTCGTTCGTCACACCATCGCACACAACGCCATACGCACGCGCATCAATCGCCTGCTCCAGCGCCACGGTACCAGTGACGTTAGGCAGCGTGACCGTGCGGTCGTCAGTCGGGTCCGTCGCCGTCAGGGTCGTCTCGAACCCATTGGCGGTCGAGCCCTCAAACTGGAGCGCGTTTCCGGTGGTACCCTCGAAACACACGGGTCCGGTGCAGTCACCGACTGTCTCGATGTCGCCGGTACCACCACCGCCGCCACCACCGGACATCGGCCCGAATTGCGGTCCCGTGGCCCACGCCGGGGAGGTAGAGCCGACGAGGACCACGAAAACCGCTAGGAGGATTCGCAGCGGCACGAGTCCTCCCGACTACTTCTCGATGAGGACTTCGACGATGACCGTGCCGCAGGAGGGACCAGTTCCAGGGCCGGTGCAGCACGCCACGGGATCGCCGCTTGCGACGCACTCGGCTGCGGCGAGCGCACGGCACGACCACGCACCGTCGCGCACCGCTCGGTCGATGGGCAGCGAGCCCTTCGGCCAGAGGGACATACCCTCGTTGGCGGCATCGCAGACGCCGGCAGCGGCAGCCACGGGGCAGAGCGTCGCCACGTTCTCTGCCTTGGAGTTCTGGAACAGGATGCTGCGCGCGTTGGCAGCCTCGGCGACAGTGACCAGCGCAACGTCACCGGCGGTGGTGCAGCTCACCTCCTTGAACGTGCGGGTGACGCCCTGCTGCTCGCGGACGTAGAACGGAGAAGTCGCCGTGCCACCAGCGGCGAACGCGGGAGCCGCGACGCACACGAGGGCAGCAGCGAGAACGAGACGCTTCACTTCGTTGCCGTCTCGTGGAGCCTGTGGGTCTACTGCGGCGACGACCGCAGTGGGGGCGAGCCGAAGCCCGCCCCCTGCAAGCGGATTACTCGTCGCTGGTCAGAACCCAGCCGCGAATCGCGATCACACCGGTCGTGATCGTGTTCGCGCAACCCACCTTCAGCGCGTTGTCGGCGGCGCCGAGCTTGAGGCCGGACAGGCCCCAATCGTTTTCGCACCAGCCGTAGTGGACGGTCACCGCGTCGGTAGCCGTCACGATGTAGCCGCCCTGCCCGGCACGAGTCGCGGTGGTCGAGTTCTGGAAGCGGAACTCAATGACCGGAGTACCGATCACGTTGTCCACCGCCAGAATCGGGTCGCCCGCCGTCGCGCCAGCCAGAACGGTCGTGACGTACGCCTGAATCCTGATCGCGAACACGCGCAGCGTTCTGCCAGACGCGGGGGCCTTGACGGTCGCGAGGCCCGTGGTGGTGAACGAGGTGTTGACGGCCGAAACCGTCGCCGCCGCGCGACGACCCTGATAGAAGTTCTCTCTGAACTGCGGTGCGGGCATCTGCCCCCTCTCTTTCTGCCGGGTTCACCGGCTCCATCACGCATTTCCCGGCGCGGGTTCGGGTCTTTGCGGGTGGAGCGCCGCGATGTACGATTATCCAGTGCCCGTGCTGGGGCGTCGCGGTACAGAAACTGGAGGCTCCACGAGGTTTCCAGTTCCTGCCCACCCAGCACGGGCACCGTCCTTCAGGCGGCCATCGGCGGCCCCTGTGTCTGCGCTGCGTTCATGTCCGACTGCGGCGACGGGGGACCACCCACCGGCTCCGGTGCGCCACCCATGGCACCCGGCTGCGCGCCCGGCGGCGGCATCCCCATCATGATCTGCATCATCGCCTCGGGACTCGGCGGGTAACCGAGCTGCTCCGGCGTGAAGCCGAGTGCCGAGATGAGCGTGAACAGCACCGTCAACTGGTTCGGCGGCGGCAAGCCCATCTGCATTGTGAGCTGCATCAACTGCATCAGGCGCTGCACGATGCTCTCGCGGTTCATCAGCATCGAGAGGCCGCGCACCTGGATCTTGTACGGGACATCCAGCAGCTTGTACCGGTACCGCTCGTCCATCAGGATCTGCGGGCCACCGAACGTCGCCAGCACTTCCTTGAGGCGCGGGTCGTTGGCGTCGGAGCCGTACTGCAACACCCGACAGAACAGCTTGTCGAGCATTCGCTCCAGGTCGTTCTCCTCAAGCCGGCGCGCGAGGTTGTGAACGTATGCAGTCGTGGTGCTGGCGCCGATCTCGGCCTGCTTCGCGGTGGGCCGCCCGCGAGAGTTCGGGCTGCCATCCACGAACGCGCTGATCTGCGTTTCCTTCTGCCCGATCTCCTCCAGCTTCTGGTAGACCGGCCACGCCTGATTGACGTTCGTCTGGAAGATGATCTTGTCGAGGAACTTCTCCCGGCCGCGATAGATCTTGCCCGGCTCCACCGAGTCGGGGATCGAGGGCTCGTCGCACTTGCCCTCATCGATCTGGAACACCCCGAGGACGGCATACTTGATGTCGTCAACCATCAGGTTCAGGACGTTCGTCAGTTCGAGCTGGATCTTCGCGTCGGCCTCGCCCAGCGCGGTGCCCCAGACGCGCCCGCGATGCGGGATCGGCGTCGAGCAGATGTAGTCGTTGTCGCCGCGCCAGTTGGGGTTCGGCAGCTTCTGCACGACCACCCGCTTGTTGACCGTCGTGATCTTCCAGTTCTTCGCGACGATGCGGCCATCCTTGTCGTAGATGTTGCCGACGTAGCGTTGCAGCAGGTGCCGGCGCCGGTTCGACTTGGTGGACGCCAGCTCTCGCTCCCACATCCGGTCGTACTCGGCGTTGTCGCCCACCGGATCCCCGATGTCGTCAATGGAGTCGTACACGCCGGCAGCGACGAGTTCTTCAAGCTCGTCCTCATCGACGCGCGACTCCTCGACCACGCCCTTGCCTTCGTAGAAGTCGGAGGCATACGGGTCGGGGAACACGCACCACGCACTCACCCACTCGGTGACGAAGCGCAGCCGCGCCTCGGCCTGCGCGGTGACGTAGGCCTCCGGCTGCGGCGGCGGCGGGAAGCCTTGCATCATGGCCTGCTGCGCCATGAACTGCCATTGCATCATCTCCTCGGGCGTCGGCTCCACGAGGTGCGGACGCGAGTCGATGTAGTCCTTGGCGCTGACGCGGAGGAAGCTGGTCCCGAGGACAAATGCCTCCTCCCACATCGCGAGCGTGTTCTCGATGAGGCGTGCCTGCTGCTGCACGATGTCCACCCACTGGTGGATCGCGCGGACGTACTCATCGAAGTAGAGCTGCCCGAGGTTCAGCGTGCGGAACCACTCGGGCGCATCGAGCAGCGCGCCCTGGAGCATCGAGAGGGCCACCCGGACCTTCGATTGCAGCTCGGGGATGGCGATGTTGGCCTGCCACTCCTGCTTCCGAGAGTCCTCGGTGCGGAGCCGGTACATATTCTCGTGGAAGCGCCACTTGGCTTCCAGCGGCTTGCGGGCGTTGGAGGACGCCTGCCGGAAGCTGTCCACGAAGTCCACGAGGTCGCGGTCGTCCATCTTCGACGCACGCTCGGAGTTGACGATCCCCAGCGCACCGGGGTCGCCCATGCGGATGAAGTCCGCCCAGCGCGTGCGCGGGAAGGGGGAGGCGAGTCCTGCCTGCTGCGGCAGGCCCATGGACGACGGCATCAGCACTTCGCCTCACCCCCAAGCATATGCCCGGCGAGCGCGTGCCGCGCGAAGAACCGAGACGCGGCCCGTACGAGTTCCTTGTCGAGAGCGCGTCTCTGGTGATCCAGCCAACAGAGGCGCTCCAGCCGCCGGCAGTCGAACGCCTGAGCCTTCAGCCCGTGCGCGTCGCGGACCACAATCGCATCCTTTGAGAACTTGCGAACGATCTGATCCAGAGTTGCCGTGTCCCAGCTACTCAACGCCGCCTCGGGTCATACCAGTAGTTCGGCATCGGCTGCCGGTAGTGAGGGAGAGGCGGCGGGACCACGGGCGCAGGCGGAGCCGGATACCCGTAGCCCGCCGCCGGAGGCGGGGACGCAAAAGGCGTGCCACCCATGCCCTGCATATACTCCTGAACCGCCGCACGCACAAGACCAGCGAGGTTCGGATCGACACCCTGTGGCATGGAACTTGCCCCGGACATACCGTGACGCGCGGCTACCTTCGCCGCCCACCTCGCTTGCGCGTCATCCGGCGTGTCGGTGGGAATCCCAGACGCCGACGACTGCATCTCGTCGATGCCGTCCTCGACCACCACGCCACGCGGCCGGCGAGCGGCCTTCGCCTCCTCGGCCTGCTGCTTCAGCAGCACGAGCCCCTGCGTCATCCAGGCGTTGAGCGCACGCGGGTCGTCCACGATCAGGGCGTCGATGGCGCAAGCCCACGCCTCGCGGGTCTGCGGCAGGGACGCCATCAGGTCGGCGCGACCCTGCTGGTAGGCTAGGAGTAGCCTCTCTGAATCATCTTGGTCCACGCCCCGTAGCTGTTGCTCAGGCTCGGGCGCTTCTCCCTGCGCGGGTGCGGCCTCGGATCCGTTCGCGTCGTGTAGCTGCTCGCCAAGCTGGGGCGACTTTCGGGGGCGTCCTCGCCTCTTGCGGCCAGTCTCCGGTACGTCAGACCCGCCAGCCGCGCGTACATCGCGCAGTCGATCCAGTCCTTCCCCTTCTGCTCGTACTGCCTCTTTGTCGAATCCGTTGGACTCCACACAAACCTCCTGAACCCCCACAGGGGTCCCTGATCCATGTCCGCTACGTGCTTGAAGAACCGGAGGCGGGGGACCATCCGCTCGCCCTTCACTGGGTCGAACTGCGGACGCAGCCAGTCGTGCAGGCTCTGAACGTGCCCGTCCGTCGATTTGTCGTACCTGAGCCCGGCCTCGTGGAACTTCTGGAACCAGTCCATCTGCCGGTCGATGTCCACCCGGTGCTGCCCGCCGCGCTGGTCCATGATGGCCACGTCCGGCTGCCGCCCGACGAAGCCGCGATGCTTTTGGATGTCCATCACCATGCGCCGGAAGCCGTCGTTCGGGATCAGGGCGGCGTGAACGCAGTACCAGTACTCGTCCGGGTCCACCGCGAACCACATCACATGGAGCGGGCGCTTCATCGCCGGGTCCACGATCTCGACGATGGGCCACGAACGGTAGGAGTCGAAGTCGGGGATGACGTGCGTCTCCTCCGTCACGTAGTCGAACTCCAGCCCCTGCAAGTCGAGGAACTCACCGAACTCGCGGGCCTTGCGCTCGTTGGGCGGCAATGACGCCAGGAAGCTCTCGATGCGCGCGTGCGGCAGGTAGCCGCCGTGGCATTCCGAGCAGTTTTCGTGCATCCGGGCGCCGAAAACCTCGACCTTGCCGTGCAGCGGGTGGCTCTCGTCCTCGGACGGGCGGATCAGCTCATCGAGCACCCACGGCTCCTTCAGCGGAGTCATGGTCATGATCGTCCAGCCCTTGCGCGCCATCAGACCGCGACGCACCGCGTTGAAGATCACCTGCGGGGGCGGCTCATCGAACCACGCGCCATCCCACGGCGCACCCTCGAATGCGTCGGTCGGCTGCTGGTACGACATCAGGTGGACCTCGGCGCCCGTGACGAACTTCCACGTCACGTCGAGACCCTGCGCGTTGCGCTTCGGCGGTCCCTTGAGCATCGAGCCCTGGCTGACGTACTCGCGCAGCTTCGGGATGATGTTGTCCCTGAGCGAGTCGAACGTCTCGCCGCCGACGAAGAACCGCTTGCCGCGCATCTTGTCGCGCGGCCAGCGCCCCTTCCCGGTGCCGCCGAGCGACACGGGCTTGTCCCCGAGCGCGGCCGAGATGGTGACGATGGCGCCGGTGGCCGTCTTGCCGATCTGGTTCGCCGCGATGAACGCGCGTACCTCGGCCTCGGAGCGCAGGAACGGGACTTGGTACGGGAGGGGCTGGAAACGCTGGAACGCGGTCGCCTGCTGGATGCTCTCGGCTTCCTGCGTCGTCTCAGCGAGGAACTTCCGCAGTTCTTCGGTCGAGAGTCCCTTGACGTACGCCGAAGGGTCCTCGATTGCCTTGCCGCCGATCACGCCGCGACATCATACAGCGAAGCAAGGCGCGTGCCAAGTGGGCAAAAAAGCGCCCGGGCGATGTTGATAGCATCGATCCGGGCGCGTAGAGGCGAAGCCCTGAAGGCCCCCTCGTTTGCTGTCCTTCAATCTAACACCAGAAGCAGTCGCGGATCAAGAGGCTTTTCGCGCTTATCGCGCTAGATCACCTCGGGGAAGCGCAGCGGGACGGTGCGCTCGATGGAGCCGTCCATCACCCCGCGCATCCACGACGCCTCGGACTGCGACAGGCGCACGAAGCCGTGCAGGTTGGTAGGTGTGCCCTTCGGGCGAATCCCGCTCGCCACCGTCACGTCCTGCCTGGGGAGCTTCAGCAGCTCCGCGATCTCCTCGCGGGCCATGCGCTGCATCCCGTCCGTCCACGTCGCCATCGGCACGAACCGGTCGGCGTACTCGCCCACCGGCTCCAGAAATCCCACCCGCGCGTGCCACACCGCAGGCGAGTCCGGGTCCACCGTCAGAATGCTGACGAACTGGAGCACATTACCCCTGTCGCGCTCGAAACGCCGCACCTCGCGGGTGAACGGGTTGTTGGTCGCCATCCAGTTCACCGGGTCGCGAGTCTCGGGGTTCTCGATGGCAATCACCGCGCGTTGGTGATACCCGGCAATCACACGACATGCCTCCATGTTTTCCCAGCGCAGACCCTGCCAACCGTGGCAATCGAAACGCCTACTAATTCACCGATCTCGCGCAACAATAGCCCCCTCCTGCGTGCCGCCCGGATTTCCCGCACTAACCCGTCATTGATACGCGATCCTGGGTGCATCTCACCGCGCAACAACTTCTCAGGGCAAGTACGCGCGCCATTCCGATCACCCCTAGCCGCGCGACCCTTGCGGTCACGATCGGCCATATTGTCTGCGTGCGTCCCAAGGAATAGGTGATGCGGATTCACGCACCTAGGAACATCGCAGTGGTGACAGACACATATCCCATCTGGAATGTCGCCTACGATGGTTTGATAGGAAAGGCGGTGAACGAGGTGCCTCTTCGCCCCCACGCGTACCTGACCATAACCAGAGCGCAGAATCGCGCCCGTCCACAACCAGCAACCCGTTCGTGTGTCTACCCGTACCCGCCTGAGTAGTCGCTGCCGCTGCGTGTAGCCGGCAATCACCATTTCTCGTATCCGCGTGCTGGGGGTCGGTCCTCCAGCGACTCGGCCAGTTTCCGCATCAAATCTGCGAACTGTTCTCTGGTCGGGTTGCCGGGAAAGAACTCCTTGATCTCCCGCCACAAGAGAGCCTTCTCGCTCGGGTCTGGAATCGGCTGCTTGAAGCCGGGCGGCGGGAGCCGCATCAGAGTTCGAGACCCCGAGCCTTGACGATCTCGAAAAACAGATCCTCGGTCACCGGCTGCGCGTCATACTTCCGCTGCCGCCGGAACGCCTCCGCGACATCTCGCAGCGCGGCCATCACCACCTGCCCGTTGCAGGAGTCGTGGAACTCCTCCTGCTCGTCGGGAAGATCGAACGTCAGCGTCGCCTTCATTGTGGCACCACCACCTTGCTCGCGGGCATGATCGGGCTCGCGCGGAACCCCAGATCCTCCAGCAGCTCCGACCCCACGTTCACCGGCTGCCCGGCCAGCGCGAGCAGCACGCACCCCACGGCCTTCTTGATCGTGCGCTGCCCGTCCTCGATTGCCTCAAGGCGCGCGCGCTGCATCGCCAGC